TGAAATTGTCGAGCAGCCACTCCGCCGCCGCGGTGGAAAAGGCCGAAGAAGTTGCCGCCGCCGGATGCGCCGGAACCAAAGCCGCCCCCGGAGCCGGCGCCAGCGCCTGCCGTTGGGGCGCCAAGGCCACCGGCCGCCATAGAGAACAGGCCCATCAGCGCTTGCTGGATGCCGGCCTCGATGATGCTCTTGGCCATTCCATCGAGAAACGCCTCGAAGTTGTACTCGCCCTCGACCAGCATCTCGGCCATGCCGCTGGCGATACCACGGAAGGCCGTGTTCGCGATCTGTTCAATCTGCGCGTAGGTGTTCGCGGCGCTGTCCAGCCGGCGCTTGTCCGCCTCCTCCTGGGCTGCCGCGGCCTCCTCGGATGCCTTGCGCGCCTCCTCGGCGTAGGCTCGCGAGTTGAGGCCGTATGTGCGCAGCGCGTCGAGCTGCTGCATCTTCTGCGCGAACTGCTCGGCCGCCGTGGCGTTCTGTCGGTTGAGTTCGTTCGCCTTCATCTCCATCGCGACCACGCCGGCACGCTTGGCCTCCAGGGCCTCCATCGCCTTGCCCTGGTCGTAGATGGCGGCGGCAAGTTCCTTGGCCTGGGAGATCTGCTCTTCGGTGGCGCCTGGGTTGAGGCGCTCCACGGCGGTGTTGACGAAGCGGTCGCGCTCGTTGGCCGCAACGGTCATGTCGCGGATCAGGTCGTTGATGACCTCCTCGTTCTTGACGTAGGTCTCCTGCGCCTTGCGCAGGGCCTTCTCGGCAGCGGACTCCTTGGTCCCGGGCGGGTCGCGCGGGTCGCCCAGCTTGACCTTCGGCTGGTACACCTCGAAGATGCTGGGCGGCGAGACGTACGCGGTGGCCACGCCTTTCAGGCCCTGCCCGCCAGCGCCGCGGCGCGACGGGCCGGAGTAGCCGGTGACCGCGCTCTCCTCGTTGTACTGCTCAAGGGTCTGCTGGAGCCTGTTGCCGGCAGCGTTCGCCGCGTCTGGCAACCCCCCGGCGACAGCCCATAGCGCTCGCGTGCTCTCTGGAATGAGGGTCTTCAGCGCGGCCAGCTTGTCCCCGAACCAAGCGACGGCTCCTGACGCCTCCCTGACCCACATGACAACGTCGCCGAACGCGTTCTCGGCCGCCGTCGCCATCGTCTCGAAGTGCGACTCCGTCGCTGGCATCTGCTTGCCGACGACGTCGGCGAACTGGCCGATGTATCCGATCAACTCAGCGACGCGCTCGGCAACGTGCGCGAAGCCGGCGCCAATCACCTCCAGGCCGGTCTTGAAATCCGGGTTCGAGATTGCCGCTCGGACGCTGTTGACAGCCTCGACGAGAGAAGTCGTCAGGCCGGTGGAAGAGAAGATCTCGCCGGAGAGAGCCTCGTATTCCGTGCGGAGGTTTGTGACGGCCTGGCCGACCGTCGTCTTGATGCCGCTGGCCTCTTTCTGGAGCACGCCACTCTGGTGCAGCATGGACTCGGCGGCGACGCGGCCGGTGATGCGCCACTGCGAGCCAAGCTCGACCAAGGAGGAAACGGCCTGCCCCGTCGCGTCGGCGATCGCCTTCGGGACGCGATAGGTGTTCTCGAAGAGGGACTTGAGTTCGTCACCGCCGAGCACGCGCCCGAGTGCCTGCGAGAACTGGAGGAAGCCGGCCTCCGCCTGGACGGCCCCGACGCCGCTGGCGAGGATGGCGTTGGCGAGCGACTTGATGACCTGCAGGGACTGGTCAGCGTTGTAGCCCAGATCCTTCAGCGGGATGGACATCAACGTGTAGGCTTGGAGCAGCGCGCCGAGCGGCTGCCGCGTCTCGATCGCGATGTCTTTCAGCCGCTGCAGGACTTCCTGCCCGGCCTCCATCGACCCCGCGCTCATCGCAATGCGCGAGCCGGCCAACTGCCACTGGTCGGCGAGCTTGACCGTCTCCTGGGCGGCCTGGAGCGTGAAGTAGGCGCCGGCGGCAGCCTTAAGCTGCCCGAATGCCTTGGCGACAGAGTCCACCGGCATGGCCAGCGACATCATGCCCCGCGTCGCGGATTCTGCCCCCTCTTTGATGCGCGAAAACGCCCGATGCCCGGCCTCGCCGATGTTCTTCAGCTCGGCGGTGACGACCTGGCCGTTCTCGACTTGGAGCCTGAAGGCTAGCGTCTGGGCCATCAGTGCGCCCTCAGCCCGGCAAGCGCGCCGGCCTCGCACGCATCCAGCATCTCGACGACGCGCTCGTCATACCCGAGGGCGTCGGCCAGGCTCAGCGCAGCGGGAAGGATGAGGCGGGTGGCCACGAACTTGTCGCCGGCGGGCACGAACTCGAACTGGTGGACGCAGCGCGTGAGAACGTCCCACGCCTGCCGGCCGACCTCAGTCTGAGGCTCGTGCTCTCGGTAAGGGCAGAGATCGCCGTTCACCCCGGGCTTTCCTTCGGCACAGGGACTGCCGCTCGTCCGGCACCGGCTGCAGTAGGTCGGGCCTTTGCCGAAGTGCCACTCGGCGCGGGCCTTCAGTCGTTTTTTTCGGCTTCCTGAAGCGTGAGCGCCGACTGGACGATGCCCTGCACGGCCAAGAACATCCGGGGGTCGTCCAGCAGGGCCTCGATGGTGTGCGGCGCGACGACCGCAGGCTCGCCGTTGGCGTCGCCGATGCCCTCGAAGCCGCAGATCGTCTGCTGCGCCAGGTCGAGGGTCAGTGCGAAGTCCGTCTCCGGCGTCCGCTCGTCCTTCAGCCGCGCCAGCGCGCCGAGCCACATGCGCGACGTGATCGGGCGCATCTGGATGCGCGCGCCCTCCACCGGCAGATCGTGCCACTGCGGCGATGCGAGGCGGTACATCTAGACGTACTCCGCGATGTCGTTGACGAGGTAGACTTCCACCGCAGCGCCATCGCCGCCGGTGTCAGAGCCAGTACGCCAGGAGTAGGATGTGTCGATGCCGCCGGGGCCGCCGATCTCCTCGCGCGGGAGGTTGAAGAACGCGCGTGGCATCCGGCACTCGAACTTCCACTTCGACGCCGTCTCCCAGCCGTACGTCTGCACGACGGCGGTGCGCTCCTTGGCAAGCGTGCGCAGCTCAGCCGTGCTCGACAACCGGACGGTGGACTCGCCCTGGCACGACACCTTCGTCGGCGTGGCTTCCTCCATCCGGGACCCGCCGACCAGATAGAGCGGCTCCATGTTGTTCGAGAAGTTCAGCGTGCCGCCCATGAGGCCGCCGATCTCAGTGCCGTCGACTAGGATGTAGGCGTCGCGCTGGATGAAGTACTCGTCGGCGATGACGTCAGGGTCGCTGTCGAGGCTAACCGTGGAATAGGTCTCCTCGCCGGCCATAGTCGACAGCGTGATGTCCGGCGTGCCTTCCTGCTGGATCTGCATTTCCAGCGTGTTCATGTAGCACTTGGAGTAGCGCTTGTAGTACGGGGTCTCAGCGCCCGGGAAGCCGACCTGCAAAGCCAAGGTCGGCAGGCTGTCGCCGCCCGACAGGAACTTGTGCTGGTAGCCGCCGCCGAGCAGCGTGGCAGCCGAGCGGGTCGCGCCCGAAGTGGCGGAGGCTGCCAGGGTGTAGGTGTTGCCGCCGACGCCAGCCGTGTCGAACTCGACCTCAAGGCGGTTGAGGGTCGTGTTCGCTGTGAACGTGCACTTGCCGATCTCGGCGTTGGCCACGGTATTGGTGTTCAGATCGAGGGCCAGCGCAGTCAGCGTCGCGTCCAGATCCAGGCCAATGTCGGTCTGCGCGCCGGTGGCGCCGCTGGTCTTGAGCGTCCACGCGAAGCCGTTGAAGGTGAGCGTCGCGTTGTTGGCGGGCTGGCCGCCGAACTCGAAGTAGCCCTTGGCCTTGACGGTCGTCACGGTCGCCGCGCCGAACAGGCCGGTGAGCCACAGGCCCATGCCGCGCGCGCTTGCCGGGATGACGATGTTGCCGTTGACCGTCTCGTTGGAGGCCAGGATCGGGTCGCCGGGGTTGCGGCCTCGGCCCAGAATGTCCCGATCGCTGAACGGGTTGTCGGCGCCCAGCGTCGTGCTCATGAAATCGAGGTAGCGGTAGTTCCCGGCGGCGGGGAAGGTCCCCGGCGTCGTCTCCAGGGCGCCGATGAACTTCGCGTCAGCGCCTGAGAGATACTTCTTCGCCATCTATGCTGCCCTCGGCACCGTGTATTCGACCGTCACCGTCACGGCTGCGGCCAGGATCTCGTCGCCGGCCTCGCCCAGGAGCGGGTCGATGGTCGGCTGCCCAACCGTCACCCGCTCTGCCAGCCCGCCCAGAGAGGCGGTGGCGGCGATGGCGTCGGCCATGGCTTGATGCAGCGCGTCGATCTCCGCCTCGCCCTCTGCCGGGCGCTGAACGTAGAGCTCGACCTGAACCTCGTGGGCGTAGTGCTCCAGCGGGCGCGGCCTGCCGAGGTAGGTGATCGGCTCGCCCGGCTCGCCCTCGCGCAAGACGAGGAAGCCGCCGGCGGGCACGCGGGACGGCATCGCCGAGTTGCGGTCGCTCTTGGCGGCGACGCCGGAGACGGCTGCATAGAGCGCGTCCATGACGGCGCGGCGGCTCATGCGGCCTTCTTCCAGCGCTTCTTGACGTACTCGGGGATCCGCGCGACTTCCATCGCGGCGGCCCTCTCCACGTCCATGACCTTCTCAAGCTTGACCACGCGGCGGAGGATGAAGATCACCTCCGTCTTCGCCACGCGCGGGCTGGCGGCGCGGCTGATGCGGGCGGCGCCAGACTTGAGCCGGCCGCCCGTGGAATGGTCGGTGACGAGCATCGGCGGGCGGCCCCGGGCGGCAGGCACAAACCGGAGCTTGCGCCCGGTCTTCGCCTCCCACTCGCGCGGGGTGATGCGACCGCCCCGCTTGCCCTTGCCGGCGATCGGCGTCGGGATTGTCATCCACTTGACGTTGCGGGCGCGAATGGTCGCGCCGAACGCGTGGGTCCGCATGATGTGCGGGACCTTGCTCCAGACGAGCCCGTCAGCCGTCATCTTGGCCGGCGTGTCGGGCTTGACCTTGGAGCGCCAGGTGCGCGAGATGCGCACGCCAAGCCCCGCACTGGTCGTCATGAAGCGCAGCCGCTTCTTCAGCGTGTCCGTGGCTTCGACGACGCCGCCGTGAACCGCAATCTCTCCCGCGCGGATCTCGCGGGCCATCTGCTTGCGGAAGTCCGCGATTACGGCGGTTATGCGCAGCGACACCGGAAGATCCCCGTGCGCTGGTCGCGCCGCGGCTCGCCGACGATGCGGAAAGCCTCCTCGTCGATGCGGATCGTGCCGCCCTCTTCAACGACGGCGCCCTTCACATCGATCTCGGTGCCGCCGGAGTAGAAGACGGTGTCAGCGCTGAGCCCGCCAAGCATCTCGTCGCGACGCGCGGCCACGACCACGCGCACCACGAGCTCATCGTCCACGCCACCGCCGGGCGGGGTGTAAACCCCGGCCCGGCTGAGGTGACCGTTCGAGAACACGGCGGCGACCGCGGCAGCGATGACGTCCAGTTGGGTCACGCCTTCTTGCCGCGCTGGAGGCACGCCGGCTGGAGGCAGGCGATCAGCGGATAGGTCCAGTTCTCGTAGCGAACCCACTGGTCGCGGTCGCGGTCGAAGGTCTGCACGACGTACATCGGCACGCCTGGGGTGTTGACGGTCGCGAAGCTGTCGTGCGGGCCGTAGAACACCTTGAAGATGTCGGTCCCGACAGGGTAGAAGATCACCTTGTTGTCTGGGATGGCGATCGTGGTGTCGTCCGCGGTGCCGCGGAAGTTGTGCCACATGATCCCGCCGTACTCGAACGAGTTAAACGTCCGCTCGTTGCGGTACTCGCGGGCGTCGGCGAACCCCATGTAGGTATCCTTCACGGCCTTGTGGCCGCGGAGCGCTGCCGAGAAGTTCCGGCCCATGTAGCCGTGGATCATCACGTCTTCCGGCACCATGCCGTCGCTGGATCGCGACATCTGGTAGCGGACCTGCTCGCACTTGCCGAGCACGTCCGTGGTGTCGGTCGTCAGCGCGAAGTCGATCTCGGCGGCCTGGGCCTGGCCCCAGTAGTCGTACCAGTCGATGATCGTGCGGCCGTTGTTGATCCACTTGCCCTGCAGGCACGCCAGGTAGGACTGCCGGTAGGTCGCAACCATGTTACGGCGCATCATCGCCTGGCCGCGAGCCACCAGGCTCTGGAGCGTCTGGAACTGCGTGCTGTAGGGCATGCCGACGATGCCCTGAAGCTGCTCGGACTGGATCGTGATGCTGTCGTTGATCATCCGGGTGCGAACCGAATAGAACTCCGGCTGCACCAGCGTGTTTTCCGGGGGCGGCGCGCCGCGCGGACGGACGTCGAGGATGCAGAACTTGCCCTTCTCGACTTCCAGCGCGACGTCGATCGTCGGCACGGAGATCGCCTGGAAGACGCTCTCGCCGTTGAGCGTCGGCAGGAACGGCTCCTTGTTGATCTGGGTCGTCAGTTCGACGGCGGAGAACGCATCGTCCCGGAAGAAGTCGGTGATCAGTGGCATGTGCTAAAGGCTCCTGGCCCGGGACTACGCGGTGATCTGCGTGGTGCTGTACGGCCGCGCCTTGATCCCCAGCGCCCGGAGCGCGGCGAGCCCGGTTGCCTTCTGCCCTGCGTTGGCGCCGGAGAACCACTTGATCTCCAACTCCTTCACCTCGGCGTCGGTGTTGATGATAACGGCCTGAACGAGGCTGCCGCCGCCCACCAGCGTGGCCGCCAGGGCGGTGCCGTTAGAGTTGGCGCCAGCCACGACCGTATAGTCGTTGCCGGCGGTGCCGGCGGTGTCGTGCACGATCTCCAGCGTCGTCGCGGTGGCGTAGTAGGTGGCGACGGTCCACGCCGTGGTGGTGGTCGCGGCGTTGAGTTTGGCCGCGGCGGCAACCAACGTTGCCTCAAGGTCCGCGCCCTTGTTGACCTGGCCTTCACCGCTGGCGCCAGACGCCTTGAAGGTCAGCGCCTCGCCGTTCAGGGTGATCGTGGTGTCGTTGGTGGGCTGGTTGGAGAAGGTGATGCGCCCAGACGCCTTGTGCGGCACGCCGGTGCCGGTGTAGGGGTCGCTGCGCGTGCCGTCGAGGAGCAGGCCGGCGACCGTCGCGGCGCCGGCTACGCCCGAAGGGTTGTACTGCGTGTAGATGTTGGCGGCCACGTCGGTCGCGCCCTTGAGCGTGATCGGGCCGGCGAGAACGGAGCCGCTGGGCAGCTCTGTGGCGCCCACGGAAACCCAGATCTGATCGCGGGAGCGGAGCCCCTCGGCCTCGCGGACGAGGAAGAACCGGTCCATGACCGGCGGCGTGAAGGAAACCGGCGTGACTGCCATAGCGCAAACCTCCTAGTTCGCGTAGGCGCCGGCGTTCTTCAACGCGGCAACCCAGTTGTGGGGATCTTGGCTCTTCGCCTCGACGGGGCGCTTGTTGTCCACCGCCTGAGCGGCCTGGGCCGAGCAGAGGACATCGAGGGCCTTGGCGCGGACAGCGTCGATGGGGTCGCCGCGATCGAGGAACCCATCGACCATCTCCTGCGGGAGCCCGGCGCGCATGCAGATGGCCACGACCTCGCGCGCGTAGGCGGCGGAGATCTGCGGCTCAGCGGGGGGCTCGGGCTTCGGCTCGGGCACGGCGGGGGCCGG